CCGCGCGATCCTGCAGCCCGGGGAATGATCGCCCCCGGCGTGATCTGCACCGCCCAGGGGTTCAGCACCCCGTCATCCTCCGCCTGCCACACGCCCGACAGGCCCAGCTCGCCATGCGCCAGAGCAAGGCGCACCATCTCGTTCGTCACCCGCATCGCGGGCAGCGCCTTCATCCCCTGCCCCACGCCGTAAAGCGCGCCGCTCATCTTGCTCCAGCGCCCGAACAGGTAGGGGCAGCAGCCGATCCCCTGCGCCTCACCCTGCGCCAGCCGCCGCCCGTTCAGGTGCGCCTGCCAGCGATACCGCTCCACCGGGCTTTCGAGGTCCAGCAGCCAGCTCTCGAACACCTCCACTTGACGCTGATCGTCCAGCCGCATCCCCGACAAATCCGCGCCGGGATATTCCGCCCGCACCGCATAGGCCGGCATCCAGTGGCGCACGTGCTTGTCCGCGATGCCGCCGTTGCGCCCCGGCGTCACCCAGGCATCCGCCAGGGCCACGCTCTGGAAGTGCAGGGGCCGGCGCCAGTCGCCGCCGATGGCGCGCAGGCACCAGTTGCCCGGCCCGGCCAGGTCCTCGAAGCAGTCCGCGGCCTCCACGTAGAAATTGCTCTGCCCCAGCTGGTCGAACAGCTCGGCCTGCCAGCTCGACAGCGCCGCCTCCAGTTCCGGCGTGGCGCCAGGGCCGGGCATGAACAGGCCCCACTCCACCCCCTGCGGCACGATGCCGTCCATCAGGCGGGCGGCGCACTCGCCAATGCTCACCATGCCCGTCTCGTCGTACACCTCGCGCCCGGGCTGGCTCTGGCCGTAGTCCGCCCGCGCCGTGAAGTCCTGCCGATACGGCATGCCGACCTCAGCCAGCTCCTGCCAGCGCGTCTCGAAGGGCTGGCGCAGGCTCTTGGCGAAGGCGAGGCTGGCGCGGACGTTGGGATCAATGTCCATCAGGCCGGCGCCATGTCACCGGCCCGCGCAAAGCCGGCCCAGGCGTTGGTGAACAGGGAGCGCCCGCCCACCCGGCGGTTGCGCACCGGCGTCTCCGGGTTCTGCTGGGCGTCCAGCGCCTCGCGCGATCGCTTCGCCTCCTCGGCCGACGCCGACGCCTTCGCCGTCTCGGCGCGGGCGTCCTCGATCTGCTTGAGGTAGGCGCTCATCATGTCGCCCTGCTGGGCAAGCTGGCGCTCCTGGGTTGCGGCCAGCCGCTCCTGCACCGCGCGCGATGCCTGCGCCTCGGCCAGCTGTGCCTGCATGCTCGCCCGCAGCTGGTCGGCATAGACATTGCCGCCGTTCTTCTTGCCGCCGAACAGCCCGCCGAAGATACCCCCGGCCAGCACGCCGCCGCCGATCAATGCCGCCGTCATTGGCTCCATGTCGCGCAGGCTCCTTCCGATCCATTCCGCGGCTACGCCGCCGCGCCGCCGCCCCTCAATGCACACGGCAAAGCCGTGAGCCCGCAGCGCACGCGAGGGGCTATCGCATCCCCAGGTCGCCACCGCGCCCGAACGGGGCATCCGACCGGGACAGGATCGACCGCCCCCCGATCGGGGCCCGCAAGCGCCCCGCCGCCCCGCCGCCACTCTCGCGCAACGCCGTCAGCAGCCGCTGCTCGTTGCCCAGCCGAACCGCCGCCGCACTCCGCTCCGCCCGCGCCGCATCGCTCTCCGCCCGCTGCCGCTCCACCCGCGCCAGCCCCGCCTCGACCTCGGCCGACTGCCGCGTCACCCGCGCCTCCAAAACCGCCCGTTCCGACGCCAGCCGCGCCGTCTGCTCCTCCTCGGCCAGCGCCGTGTCGATCGCGCGCCCGTAGCCCTCCCCGCGCATGAACCACAGCTCGCGCGCCCACAGATCCTCGGGCATCCCGCGCCGCTGGAACCACGACGCAAACCGGCTTGGCACACGCTGCCCCGCCCACGGCGTCGCGCCCGGTTCCTCCAGCCCCGTCCAGCCTGCGTTGTCCGACATGCCCGCCTCCTACTCGATCATCGACCGAAGGCCCGGCCGCACCGCGCCCACCGATCCCCCGCGCCGCGCCGCCCGCGCCATCGCCAAGGGGTCGATCCGCACCGCCCCGTTCGGCTGGGGAGCGCGCGCCGCCATCCGGCGCTCGCGCTCCGTCGCCGTGCCCGAACGGTCCAGGCCCAGCACCAGATACTCGCCCGCCTCGCACACGTGGCTGTGCAGGTTCTTCTCGACCTCATCCGTGAACTGATCGATCGTGCCGCTCACCTTCAGCCGGCGATACCGAAACATCCCCTCGTAGCCCGCAATCAGCGTCGGGCACCCCCGCGGGCAGAACGCCACCGCCACGTCGCCCCCGGTCAGCCGGTCCAGCCGCCGGTCCAGCGCCGCCTGGCGCTCGTCGGGATCGTTCGTGTGCGTCGGCACCAGCGACAGGCCCGACACCCGCGACTGCCGGAACGCCGTGTTGCTGTCCGCCCCCGTCCGCGCCGACCCGCTCGGATCACCCCACCCGCGATAGGGCGGCCGCCCGGCCAGCGCCTCCGGGTAGTAAGCATTGATCTCAGGGATGACCCGGCCCAGGAACTGCTCGACCGGCTCGTTCTGCCCAATCCACTCGCGCAGATACCGCAGCTGGCCATCGACCTCCTGCGCCAGCACCAGCGCCGGGTTTAGCGCGAAGTCCATGCCGAACAGCGCCGGCCGCCCAGGCGTCCACTCCAGGGGCTTGCTCGCCACATGCAAGGCCCGCCGGAAAGTCGGATGCACCGGCCGCGTCGCCTGCGCCGCCCGCGTCTCACAGGACAGCATGTTCAGCGCCCAGGCCACCGTCTGCCCGGCAAGCTGCGCCCGGTAGTAGGCCATCCCGCCGCGCAGGTGCTTCACGTTCTCCGCCGCCGGGTTGTCCTCGAACCGCTCGACATTGCCCGCCCGGTCCTTCACCGGGATCAGGGCCGGCGGCTGCCAGAACACGTCGATGCCCGCGGGCTTGTACATCAGCTCGCGGTCCATCCTGCTCATCCACTCCGGCGGCTCCGTGCGCCCCGACCACATCATCAGGTAGTGCAGGTCGTCCTGCGGCGCGTTCGTGTCGAAGATCACGCCCGCCCAGCCCATCTTGCCGTCCGTGTCCTTCTGCGCCGGATACCGGCCACAGCGCGAGCGAAGCTCCACCACGATCTCGCGGGCCACCTCACGCGCCTCGTTCACGAACCCGCCCGTCAGCTGCATCGACAGCAGGTTGCGCACCTGATCCGGCCGGTCGAGCGGGATGAACACCACCTCCATGTCCAGTTTCAACCCGGCATGCTTGATGTGGTGCGTGAAGGGCGGCGACCAGTTGAGCTTGCCAAACACGTCCTCGGGGAACCACGACAACCACTCGGGGATCGTCGTCAGCTCCAGCATCGGGTTCGTGTTGCGCACCACCGCCCAGCGCGAGCGGCGCCAACCGTCGCGCTGCACCGGCTGCTCCAGCGCCAGCACGAACAGCTTGATGCAGCAGGCCGCCGTCTTGCCCGACCCGATCGGCCCCACGATCCCGTCGATGGGCCACAGAACCTCGTCACCCGCCTGGGTCGGCGCAGGGCGGTGCTTCACGAACTCCGCCGCCACCGGGCCGGGCGGGCGCCACTTCAACGTGTAGGTCAAAAGCCCTCCGCCCCCAGCCTATCCGCCGCACGGCGCAGCAGCTCCTCGCGCTTGCCGGCATCCAGGCTCATGAACAGCAGCTCGCACACGCGATCCGAATAGGTCGCGTCCAGCAGGTTGAAGCGGATCCAGGCAATCATCCGCCGGCGCTCCTGCACCGACAGCCGGGCCACATGCCCATCCCCCGCCAGCCCCGCCCCCAGGCTATCCCGATCCGGCACAGCCCCAGGACGCTCCCGCTGCGCCAGCGCCAGGCGAAGGTTCTCCCGCATGCGCCGCGCATCATCCAGGCTCAGCCGCGGCCTATCCGCTACGTGCACCAGCATGGTCAACCTCCCCCAAATCCACCGCCCGCTGCCACATCTGCAAGGCACGCTGGCGCGATACCCCCAAGGCGCGGCCAATCTCCGCCCAGCTTCGCCCGTTGGC